GACAGAACCCATGTCAGAAGTAACAGTCCCAGCAGTCGAGGCAACCATCCCAACCGCTGCAATTCCAGCACAAGCAAAACGCGAGTTTAAGTTGCCAAACGCAGGCGAGTTCATGGCTGCCTACCACATCGGTGGCGACACTTTCCACAACATGAACAAAGCAGTCGCAGAATACACCGCATCAAAGCGCACAGTATTCGAGGCAGCTGCAGGCGATGTCATCACGACCGATACACCGGGTCTCTTGCCAGTTCCAGTCCTCGGGCCATTGGTACAAGACTTGAACTTCTTGCGTCCAGTTGTAGAAGCAGTTGGCGCTCGCGCTTATCCAGACAGTGGACAATCAAAAACCTTTATTCGTCCAACGATTACCACGCACACCAGCGTCGCATCGCAATCAGAATTGGGTTCAGCATCAGCAACAACCATGGTCATCGCGTCCAACTCGATTAGCAAGACCACACTTGCTGGACAAGTAACCCTTTCCGTACAGGACATCGACTTCACTTCGCCTGCCGCAATGCAGCTGATCTTGAATGACTTGATGGGCGAGTACATGATCGCTTCTGACAACTTGGCAGCAGACAACATGCTCACCGCAGCAACATCATCTGGTGTCTGGGACGGAACAGTTGCCGACTTGCTCAAGTCTGTATACGACGCAGCAAGCGACATCTCAAGCAACCGCAACTGGCTGCCAACCCACATGTTCGTGTCCGTCGATGTCTGGGCGCAATTGGGCCAGCTCGCAGATACAACGGGCCGTCAAATCTTCCCGTTGATCGCCAACGGTCTCAGCGGATACAACGCCGCAGGATCGCAAAGCGCAACATCATGGAACGGCAACCCACTCGGCTTGCAATTGGTAGTTGACAGCAACTTCGCTGCAAAGACCATGATCATCACCCGTGTTGGTCAAGGCCAAGGCGATGCTTACGAGTTCTACGAGTCCATTCGTGGCCTCATGAGCGTGGAGCAGCCATCAGTTTTGGGACGCAATATGAGTTTTCATGGCTATGTTTCAACCTTTGCTGCAATCGGTGGAATGATCCGCAAGATCACACAGGCCTAGTCGAGAGCGGAGCATCCGCTCATGGCTGTTTACAGCGTCACACAAAAGTACTTACTGGATGATTACGCCGTACTGCAACTTCTGACCCCCTCGGAAATTGCAGTCGGTCAATCCATCACAGTCGCATCAGTCGATGCAACATTCAACGGCACTTACACTGTTCGCGCATTGCCCCAGTATCTGTACATCGGTATAGACACTGAGGGCGATCTGCTTTATGACATAAATGTGCCTATTGCTAATCAGGTGCTGTACACAAAAGTCGCTGACAATGTTGAGCGCGTTGCCGCTACTGGCACAGTCACTTACACGCAGACCTGCACTTGGGTCACTGCCGCGCAGCTAGTCACCTATCTTGGCGTACAGATCACCAACCCATCAGACGATTACACGCTCATTACTCAGGCCGTATCGGCTGGCAACGACTTCGCATATCGTCGCCGTCAAGAGGCTGGCTACATCGACAGTCTCACAACCAGTCCGGGTGGGGATGCCACTCTCGGCACACTCATGTACTGCGCGGCCCTCTGGCGCAGCCGTGGCTCGCTTGAAAACACTTTCGCATCCTTTGACGGAATGGGCACAGCGCCTCAGCAGAGCCTCACACCGATCGTTAAACAGTTGCTGGGCATCGACAGGCCTGCCTGCGCCTAATGGCTTACACAGACGCTCTCAACGGGGCTATTGACAGCCTCACGACCACACTCACAGCGGTCACTGGCCTGCGAGTAGTCAACGACCCCACAAAACTTGTGCCCAACTGTGTCTACATCGACGCGCCATCCTTTACGACGATCGCTGGCAATGGCAACATCATCCGCATGGACTTCCCGATCAAGGTCATCGGATCAGGGCCAGCAGGCCTACCAGTCCTACGCAGCATCCTTGACATCGTAAGCAAAGTCCTACTCAGCCCAATCATCGTTATGGCAGGCCGCCCCAGCAACCTAGAAATCGGTGGGCAGCTCTTCCCGTGTTACGACCTTGACTGTGGCATACAAGCACAAAGCGCATAAGGAGAAACATGTACACCATCATTAGCCCTCGCCTAGGTAACCCGGGCGATCAGTTCATCCCAGAGGAAGGTGTCAACATTGACGCACTGCTCGACGGCGGCCTGATATCCACCGACACCGCAAAGAAATCATCTAAAGTCAAATCAGAACCCAAGGAGCAATAGACATGGCTATCAGCAGCACTTACCTTTCTAACCCAAGCATCACGATTAACTCGGTGGACTTGTCCGATCAGTGCACAAGCGCGGTCATCAACTATGTGTCGGAGCAATTAGAGAACACGACATTTTCCAACACTTCGCGCAGCTTCACTTCGGGTCTGTACTCGAACACTGTCACCGTAACTCTGTACCAGAGCTACGCAGCAAGCGAGACTGAAGCCAGCATTTACAGCCTTGTGGGCACAACCACGACGCTTGTCTTAAAGCCAAGTTCATCGGCTGTCGGTGCTACGAACCCTTCGTACACTTTGACGGGCGCGTTCTTGTCGGCACATACACCGATCAACGCTTCGCTCGGCGAACTGTCTACAATTGACCTGACATTTAGCGGTGGCGTTTTAACTAAAGCCGTCGCATGATCTCGCGGCATCAGCCGCTGAGAATTACAAGTAGCAAGACCGCACAAGCGGAGCCTTGCCCGACAAAGGAGAAACTATGAAAGTCAAACTATCTATTGACCTTGGCGACGGTAAGCCAGCGCGCGAAATGACTACCAACATGCTTGCCATTGTTGATTGGGAACGAACAGAGAACCGTCGATCAGCTGACGGCAAGGGCATCGGCTTTAGCGACATGTGCTGCTGGGCTTACACCCTTTGCAAACTTGCTGGAGACAAAGTGCCTGCAACGTGGCGCGAGTGGGTAAACGAAAACCCGAACATGACCATCACACCTATCAGCGAGCTAGTTGACGAGACCCCTTTCATCGAGGGACTTGGCGGCGAAGCCTCTGCGAAGTCCTAGCGTTAACAGGCTTCTGGCCAAAGGAGATTGAGTTCACAATGCGAGACCTGAACACTGTCACCTATGTGCTTGAGCAGATGCACCGTAAGAAGTAACCATGCCTGTCTCTCACAGCGTCGAAGTAGTCGGTCTTAAAGAAACCATTAACGCCCTACGCAAGATTGACCCACAGCTGCAAAAAGACTTTAAGGCTGACGCGACAGCGATCGCACAGCCAGCCATTAACGCTGCGAAGGCTGCATACACGCAGATACCGCTATCTCACATGCGATACAAATGGAATGATCGAGGCCGCAAGGTATTTCCATTTACGGTCTCAGGCGCACAGTCAGGCGTAAAGATGCGCTTTGACACTCGACGCAACGCTGTCGGCGTAATCCTGATAGAACAAAAGAACCAAGCAGCTGCAATTTTTGAGGGCGCAGGACGCAAGACAACTAATCGCCTAGGTCAATCGCTTGATTTTGTGAGCAGTGAGCGTGGCTTTGCTATGGCGATGCCGGGTAGGACTCGACTAATCGGCCCAGCGGTCTATAAAGCACGACGCGGTATTGAAGGCGAAATGGAAAAGATGGTGCTAAAAACCATTAACCAAATACAGAAAGACCTGAACTAATGGCACTGTCTATTCCCATCATCAGCGAGTTCCAAGGCGGCGGCGTTGACAAAGCCATTAAACAGTTTCAGCAGCTTGACGGCGTAGGCGCAAAAACAGGCTTTGCATTAAAGAAAGCGTTTTTGCCTGCCACGGCTGCGCTCGGTGCTTTAACTGCTGGCATCGGTCTAGCCACTAAAGCAGCAATGGAAGATGAAGCCGCACAGCTTGAGTTGGCACGTCAGTTACGGGTAACGACACAGGCCACAGATGCCCAGATCAAAGCTGTCGAGCAGTCCATTAGCGCGTTTAGTAAGCAGACCGCAATGGCTGACGATCAGCTGCGCCCAGCCTTGGCAAACCTTGTGCGCGCTACAGGCTCGCTCGAGTTGTCCCAGAAAGCAATGGCAGTCACTGCCGATCTGGCTACAGCCAAAAACATTGACATGGAGACTGCCAGCGTCGCAGTCGCTAAAGCCCTAGCAGGCCAAACCACTGCGCTGATCAAACTAGACCCATCTCTTAAAGGCGTAATTGACTCGTCTTCGAGCGCTGATGAGATTATGCAAGCGCTTAACAACTCGGTCGGCGGTGCAGCTGAGACTTTTGCCAACAGCGCTGAGGGCGGCCTAAAAAACTTTGGCATTCAGATGGATGAATTAAAGGAAAGCATCGGCGCGGCATTTATTCCTGTCATGGAGAAACTGCTGCCGCTAGTCCTGAACTTCACCACATTCCTGCAAGACAACACCAAAGCACTGCTCATTGTGATCGGCGCTATCGCAGCAATGACAGCAGCCATAGTGACCGCTAACATCGCCATGAAGGCTTACAACGCTTTACAGATCGTCATTACGGCAGCCAACGCTGTGCTGGCAGGCTCATTTACCACGGTCTCGCTATCGGCTGGTGTGCTTGCTAAAGGCTTAGGCGTAGTAATGATTACTCTTGCCGCGCTGTACGAGCTGTATCGCGAAGGCCCTCGAGCAATCGCCGAGTTCATGCTGCCGTTTAAGCAGTTTGCTGTCGGCGTGTACAACTCGGTCAAGGTAGTTGCCAACGGAATTAACCAAATTATTAACGCCGCGATCATCGGACTTAATCAACTGATTAACGCGCTGAATGTGATACCGGGTGTAAGCATTGACCTAATACCGCTAGTCCCAATGCTCGACTACACAGCACTGCCAGAACTAGACACGCCAGCTGCTCGAGGTTCAGGCTTTGCCCGTGAAGGCGGCACAGGGTCAATCGGAAGCAGCCCTATGGCAATGATCGAGTCAGCTCTAGTAGCACCAGCCCCAGCTGCAGGTGGCGGCGGTGGCAAGTCTTCAAGCGTCCTAGACCTGAGCAAGAACTATGCAGGCAACATGGGCGGCAACTACGGCATCACAGGCAACGCCGCAGACTTTTCCAGCCTGTTTGATCAGTTCATGGTTGAGCGCGGCACACCGATCACAGTCAATGTCAACGGCGGTCTAGCCACATCAGCAGACATTGGTCGTGCTGTAGTAAACAGCATTAAAGCCATGAACCGAGTGGACGGCCCAGCACAAATACAGGTCGCCTAATGGCTACCACGATCGTTCAGTCAGGGTCTTACGATCTCACAATTGCTACAGGCTTTCTTGTAGACGCGTTTACGCTTGACGACGCAGAAAAAGGTGTGCTGAATAACACCGAGTATGTGCTGGACGGCACGACAGAGTTCGCATCGGTCATTGACGGCGCTACAGGCATCAGCGTGTTTAGAGGCCGTCGAGACATCGGCGACCAGTTCACTGCTGGCACAATGAGTTTCGATCTAAACGACACGTTTACTGGCGGCATCTTTAACCCGTTTGACACCCAGTCACCGTATTACGACACCGCTCAAGCTGTGCCGGGTCTAGCCCCTATGCGCAAAGTCGTGCTCAGTCGTGAAGGCGAGGAACTGTTCAACGGCTACATCGTGGATTATTCTTATAATTTTAATTTGGGCGGCCTCGATACAGTCAGTGTGTCCTGCGCTGATGACTTTTATCTGCTTAGCCAAACCTACATGGACGAGTTTAATGTGACCGAGCAATTAGCCAGCGCTCGAGTAGCAGCAGTCTTAGACCTGCCTGAGGTAAACGCTTTTACTGGCGTAGGTCAACGCAGCATAGAAACCTCAACCATCACGCTTGGCGGCGCAGCTGCATACACCGTCCCTTACGGCACATCGGTCGCCGCGTACATGGCAAAGATTAACGAGAGTGTGCAGGGCCGCATATTCTGTGCGCGTGACGGGGTGTTCACATTCCAAGATCGAGTCGGCACTACGTTGTCCGCGTCGGTAGCAGACTTCCACGATGACGGCACAAACATCCCATACGACAACGTAGGCATTTCCTTTGAGGCCAATCAGGTCATTAACAGGGCGGCAGTGCAACACGCTGGCGCCACAAGCCCAGAGATCGCCGAGGACTTGGCATCGCAGGCCACCTATTTTATTCAGACCACAGCCATCTCGGACGCGCTAGTCCACAATGACACAGCAGCACTTGACCTTGCCAATTACCTGCTTGTAGGCCAGCCAGAGGCGCGTTACACCAATGTGTCAACACTGTTTGCATCCCTGACCGATGCCCAGCGCGACGTGGTGGCAGTCCTCGAAATTGGTAACACCGTGACAATTGAGAAGTCATTTTCCAGCGGGAACAGCATTACATCACTGGCGCAAGAACTAGCCATTGAGGGCATCCAGCACCAGATAGACCTATCAACAGGCCATCGCATAACGCTGTTTACTAGCCCTACGACGTTGGTCTTTGAGCTGATCTTAGATGACTTGGTATATGGCACACTCGATGAAGAAAATGTCTTAGGATAAGGAGCACTTATGGCAATACAGGACTTTACAGCAGGGCAAGTATTGACAGCAGCCCAGATGGACGCGTTGCAAGCCAACGACTACAACCAGACTGTCAGCAACAAAACAGCGTCTTACACGCTTGTGGCAGCTGATAAAGGCACTCGAGTTGTGATGAGCAATGCCGGGGCAACCACGATCACTGTGAACACTTCGCTGTTCGCAGCTGGCGACACACTCTTCATCCAAAACATCGGCGCAGGAACATGCACGATTACGGCTGGCACAGCAACGGTCACGACCGCTGGCTCTTTAGCGTTGGCACAATGGGGGGGTGGCACGCTTTATTTTACTAGTGCTAGTGCTGCTATTTTTTTTAGCGGTGGCGGTACTGGTTACGGAACAGCAACAGGCGGCAGCTCTTCAAGTATTACGGTTGACGGCGTAGGGTACACGCTGCTCGATTTTACAAGTGATAGCAACTTGGTCGTTTCTAAGGCTGGCTTGTTTGACATATTTGCAATTGGTGGTGGTGGCGGTGGATCAAGTCCGGGCGCTGGTGGTGCTGGCGGAGTATTGACAACAACGGTGTATCTGACAGCGGCAACTCACACGGTCGACGTGGGCGCAGGTGGAGCAGTAAACACGGAAGGCAGACCGTCTTATGTTGGAACATTTGCTTACGGCATTGGCGGCGGCGCTGGTGGTGCTGGTGGCAACTCAACAGGCCGCGGTGGTGGCTCTGGTGGTGGTGCAGGAACGACAGGGTCTATTGGATTAGGCGCACCGGGTCAAGGAAACAACGGCGGCACAGGCGCAAGTGAATCTGGCGGCGGCGGTGGCGGTGCTGGAGGTGTTGGTGCTAACGCAACTGCAAACACGGGCGCGGCAGGCGGAACTGGAGTAACGCCAAGCACATTTACAGGTGGCACAATTACTACGCAAAGCGCAGGCGGCGGCGGCGGCGGTGGTGCAACAACTGGTGGCAGCGCTACTTTCGGCGGCGGTGCAGGTGCAGGCGGAGGAGCAACGGCCACAAACGGAACAGCAAACACAGGCGGCGGCGGAGGCGGATATTACACAGGCAGCGGTGGATCGGGCGCGAGCGGAAGAATCCTAGTTAGGTTTAAATCATGACCAATCATCAATACTTTGCACAAATAAACGACAACAACATTGTTACCGATATCGCTGTTGTGCATCGAGACTTTCTTGACGCAAACCCTGATCGCTACACAGGAACATGGGTAGAAACATTTTTTGATCTGCCTAACAAAACTTATGCAGGCATCGGATTTACCTACGATCCAGTAGCAAAAGATTTTACGGCTCCAGATGTTCCCACGATTGGCTAAATATGCGGCTCTGCTGTTTATGGTCGCAGTCATAACGGCGGTGCTTAATGGATGCAGCACAACACGACACAACATTGAGCCGAACAGATGCTCAACAAAAATGGCCTGCGATGTCGCCAGAGGATAAACACGCCCGATTAATCCTGATCGTCGGCATTACCATGTCGGTCTGTTTTGCAGCAATTGTGCTGGGATTCGTTATTGGATTGCTGTTCATCAGCCAGCCGCTCGAGCAAGCCCCCAACGACGCAGCTTTCATAGACCTACTCTCCACCGTTGTCGTGTTCCTCACAGGATCACTCGGCGGCCTATTAGCATCTAACGGAATGAAAAAAGCTAAACAGACAGGGGCAACAAATGAAAGCCAGTGATAAAGCAATGATCTCGACCTACATCAACAGTGCCATTGCAGCAGCAGTAGCGCTTTACATGTCAGGCAACACCGATCCCAACGACCTACTAGGTGCAGCCATCGCAGCTGTAGCACCACTATTCATCGGCTATGTCAACCCGAAAAACAAAGCTTATGGCATCGGCAAAAACCCCGAAGCCTAAAGCACCAACGCTGACCGCTGTACCTGCACCGCTAGAACGGCACTTCCACAAACTGGTCTTACCGTCCACGTTGCAGCATGTAACCCCGGGTGAACTACCAGCAGGCCTGCTCGTCGATGTTAAGCCATATGGCAAACTGCACCCACTAGCAGCTGACGCATACATGGCCCTGCGCGATGCAGCGTTCGCGGCTGGTGTCAAAACCTTTAAGCCCACGTCAAGCGGCGATACCTATCGCAGCACAGCCACACAAACCGCTGGTTTTCTTGCGCGCTACCAGACACAGCCAATCGCAGGCGCGTCAACAAAAACATGGAAAGGCGTCACTTACTACCTAAAGCCAGGCAACGCAATGATGGCTGCACCCGGCACAAGTCGCCACAACCTTGGGCTAGCAGTCGACATCAGCGACGCATCAGCAAAAGACCGCATGGACTTCATGCTCGCCAACATCCAGTCCTACGGCTTCACATGGGAAGTGCAATCCGAGCCGTGGCACATTTTCTACTACGTCGGCGATCGCGTCCCAGCCCTTGTGCAGCAATGGAAACAGGCTAAATCCTTGCAATCGTGACACCCGTTGCCTAGGGTCGAAGTACCGACGAAAGGCAAGCGCAAAACTATGGACGCCAAGACCTACACCTACGAGGTATTTACCACATACCTCAACACAGGTCAGCAGGT